TATTTCCTCTACCATCAGCGAGTGGATATATTGGATTATCTTTATCACTCCCTTCATGGAAAAATATTTGAGACAATAATTTTATTTTTTCATCAATCATATAATCTATGGATAACATACTTGTACGCCCTACATTATCAATTGTTGTTACGCCATACTTCACATCTTCGTAATCATTACCTTTATAAAACATTATATCAATAATTGGAAGTATCGGAATCCGCATTTTAGATTTTAGAGATATTTTTAGCATGTCTTCGTGTGGCGAGTATTTGCTAATTTTGTTATAATTTTGAGATATATCTCTTAGTGACCGACCATCCCTATCAAATAAAATATCATTTAATCTTGGTATAAATTCATCCATACTATCTTTAATTTGTTTACGAAAGAGTGAATACACTTGATTCTCAATATATATTCTTAAATCTATATCATTTACCTGTAAATCTTGTAATTGTAATGCTAGTGCCATTCCTCCCGTTACAACAAATTTTACACTTGGAAACTTTTCTGAAATTTCACTATCAAATAATTTCAATATTTCAGTAAAATCATCCAATGACGGCATTATATATATATATAATATCATAAAAAAAATAATTTAGTATCAGAAATTTTCTTAGCAACCACCACGGAGACGGAGTACCAGGTGAAGTGTAGATTCTTTCTGAATATTGTAATCTGCTAGTGTTCTCCCGTCCTCTAGTTGTTTCCCTGCAAAGATAAGACGTTGCTGGTCCGGTGGAATACCCTCTTTATCTTGAATCTTGGCTTTAACATTATCAATGGTGTCTGATCCTTCCACTTCAAGAGTGATAGTTTTACCTGTTAGTGTTTTAATAAATATCTGCATTATATAATAATACTAAGAATAATTTTAGAAGGGTTTCAATTTTGCGGAATTTAAGAAAAACTGACGATTACCTTACATTCATGAGTGTTTATTCTGTTAGTTGCAGCCTGTGACAATTCTTGTCTTTTCTTTCTCTCTTTTACTTTTTTACCTTTTGGTGAGTTTTTACGATTGGTATACATCATGTCCCTTTCAATATCCTGTAAATTATCTTTAATATAATCTACCACATTATTTTCAAATGCCCATTTAAAGAAGTTTAATTGTCCCACTGTCGTAGTTATCTGCTCACCCGCGCGATACTCATAGGTAATTCTCTCGCGACGACAGAACGGATCAAACTGTTTTTTAGAATAGGATTTTAATTGAGACTTATAATTCAGATACACAATTATCTGTCTTTTTTTCCCAGCATACTCTTTTCCTACTATACTATTCTCTCTCTTATCTGCCGATATTTCATACATAATATTGTATTTCTTAGAGTAATTGGTCACAAACCAATCAATTATTCTTAAGGACACTTTTGAATCCGGGGAAATTGTCAATAATAACCTTTCCACCAATTTATCATTTTTATTATAGAAGTTTGATAGATATTCCATTAAAATATCCTGTTTTCTCATAACTGATGTCATATTAATTTTAATAGTAATAATATATATTTATTCTTTAAACGCGTTTAAAAATTCCAATCATTTTGCTCCTTAAATATATCCCACTGGATTCTTCTGGGTTTTAATTCTTGTTCATATCTTTGGTGTAAACAACACCACGAACATACCATATCTAAAGCAAGTGCCATATCCATCATTCTTTTATTTGAATCGTTCAATATACTTTCATTCATTCTCACCTGTCGAGCGATGCGTTCTATCTTCCTTTCTAAATCTAATGTTCTTCTTGATATTATTAATACATGCTTCTGCATCTCTAATATACTTCTTGTTACTTCTTTATTTTCGTCATACATTATCTTTAATATATCACATCCTTTCAAATAATCATGTTCTAGCATTTTATCTGATTTTTCGTCTAAGAAACACAATAGTTCTTTTATTGTATTATTCATATTTATTAAAAGTGATTTAATTTTTATCTAAGTATAATATAAAAATGGTTAGAAAATATTCACGTTCAAAACGCAGAGTTTCCATAAAAAGAACTAAACGGAATGTTAGAAAATCTAGAAAGGTTAGAAGATCTAGAAAGGTTAGAAGATCTAGAAAGGTTAGAAGATCTAGAAGACAGCGTGGTGGTTTTACCACCAATGAGTTAGTCGGGGCTGCTGCAGCAGCAGGGTTAGGATTATCTGCTCTAGGATATAATATGTATAATAATAAGAAAAAAAGTGATGAAGCATATAAGACAATGATGTATCGTTCTGACTCATATGACACATATGACCCATACTAACTCAGATGATTCTCCAACATAAAATATTTTTAATTATATATAGTATTCACTATATGATTTACTCTTATAAATGTCACACACTTTGAAATATCTTTTAACCGATGCGCGCCTATATAAGTACACGTCGATCGCAGTCCGCCCAATACACTTTGGATAGTATCTGCTACTTTACCTTTGTATTTTACTTTCACGGACTTCCCTTCACTGCTTCTGTAATTCGCCACACCCCCTTTGTATTTATTCATAGCCGTCCCAGAACTCATTCCATAAAATACCTTGTACTTCTTTCCATCTTCTTCCACTAACTCCCCAGCAGATTCATCGTGCCCAGCGAACATTGAACCCATCATGACAAAATCGGCACCGCCTCCGAACGCTTTCCCTATGTCTCCTGGGTGAACTATGCCACCATCTGATACTATATGACCACCGCATCCATGTGCCGCGTCCGCGCATTCCAGTACTGCTGATAACTGCGGCATACCCACACCGGTTTGAAGACGAGTGGTACACACAGACCCTGATCCGATGCCCACTTTAACAATATCAACTGTCCCGTTAATAATTAATTCTTCTACCATTTCTCTTGAAACAACATTTCCAGCTATCAATATCTGGTTTGGAAATGTTTCGCGCATTTTCTTACAGAAATGGACCAACTGTTCCATATATCCATTTGCAACGTCAACACAGATAAACTTTACTTCACGATCACTTTCTTTCAGTCTATCAACATTCTCTTTTAATTTAATAAAATCAGCGTCTGATATACCCGTTGAAAGAGAATAATATTCTGGATTAAAATTTACTATTTCATCTACATCTATATATTTGTGGAACACTGTTATCATTTTATGTTTCACCACCTCCATATACATGGCAGGCACACCGGTTGTATCCATATTTGATACCATTATTGGCACTCCTGTCCATTTCTGGGTTGAATGTGGAAATGTCATAGTTCTTTCTAAATCTACTTCACTACGAGAAGACAAAGTTGTTCGCTTTGGTCTTAATAAAACATCTTGAAAATCTAACTTAATATCTGTTTCTATCTTCATTTTTCTATATAGAAAAGTTAATTTATACTTAAATACGTTTCATAATGATTTCGTTGTCAGGAATAAAATTGAATATATTTAAAAAATTAATTATTAGTTATATATAAATGTTAATTCCGGTTAGATGCTTTACTTGTAATAATGTCATTGGTGATAAATACATTCTCTTTGTAGATTTATCAGAGAAATATATGAAAGAACAGAAATTAAACGCAGACGATATAAGATACATTGATACATCAAAGAAGAAGATCGAATTCTCTCCGTATGGTCTAGCCATGAATGAATTGGGTTTAACTAAAATGTGCTGTCGGAGACATATGATGGGTCATGTTGACGTTATTGATGACATTTAAGTCTAATTAAATTCTAAGTCTAATTAAAATCTCATTATTTAAAAATGCAAGAAGAATTAAAGGAAATAAAGGAATTAAAGGAATTTAATAAGAATAAATATGAAATTATCTATATTACAATAACTATATTGGTATTTTTATTACTGTTACCTTTTTTATTCAGTTATGAATGTTACGATAGTGTTACAATATCTGTGATATCCTATGTTTCTATTATACTATCAGTTATCATAATGATGGTATGTAATATTGCATTATTATTAATAAAGGTGTGTGGCATATCATTTAATCATTATGGTATCATATTTCTAAATATAGTATATTACATTCTAATGTATAATATGGGTTGTTATACAAACTATATGGTATATATGGTAGTATTTGTATCATTCTTAGGTTATCATTATTTTTTAAATATGATATATCCAATGATTTCAATGATCCAATCCATGATTTCAATGTATAATTTATTTTAAAATAAATATTCAATATATATATATGCAACACGGAGCTTCTGTAGAAAGTGATAATATGAAACAGGTTAGGAAGTCATTCAAAAAATCGCATGAAGAAGAATTAGATAGATTAAATGAAGCAGCATTGAAAAATGTTGATATTGAGGATTACTTACTAGAAAAGAGGACTTTAGATAAGTCAATGCGCACGTTATTCAATGATTTGTCGTCAGATCTATCAAAATTAACAGATGAACTCTATGGCAGTTTAAATATGATTAGTATTAAACAGGGCGCAAATAATGAAGGGATGTTGGGGATTTTTGAGAGTATTATGGGGATATCGACCGATATATTATTCAAGAGAGAGAATAGAAAGTCCACGGGTGTTCTCTTTGTGTTAATATTCTTTGTGTATAAGTTCATGACAAATATGTTCTAATCCACGGGTATATATTTTTTAAATTTTATATAGTAAGATATAAATGACAGAAACAGATAGTATAGTAAATGATGAAAAATTTGAGTTGGTTATTAAACAGGAGAAAAATAATTACATTACTCAATTAATAATAGATAGTGACGGGGTTTTAACGCCCGAAGATCAATATAATATTGTAAAAATATATGATAATTCTAGTAAGGCAGTCAAAGACGCTTTTGACGGAGATACAACCAATGATATAGATTCGTGGGATTTTTCAGATTGGATTAAAATTGTATTACCGATAGTTAAAGCAATAGAAAAATACAATTCATCCGATAAAACAGGAGAATATAAGAAAACAGTAGCTATTATTGTTGCTAAATGTGTAATTGTAAATGAATTAACATTATCAGAAGAAAATAGGAAATTATTAATAGATGCAATTGATTCATATTTAAAACCATCTATTGATGTCATTGTGTTTATGATAAATAGCAGTGATAGTAAAAAACGGTGTTTATGTTTTTAATTAATGTTTTTTTATAAGCAATATATATATGAATATATATATGAATAATATTTTGGAAAATTTAGAAGGAAAAAAAATGATATATTATATTATTATATTTTCGGTATTATATTATACACTGACAGAGATAGATATTAATTTAAAAACAATAGTATCCCTTTTAGCATCAGGTGTTATTGTGTATTATTTGATTTCACAGGAGAAATCAAATAAGATAAAGAAGTCAAAAGTTTTAGATAAATCTTTTAAAAATATAAATAACCACAGTTCTTTAAAGAAGAGAATTAATGATATAAAATATTTAAGAAAATACAATAAAAGAACCTTTGATTTGGGTGTGAAACATCTAGATAATTTTTTGTATTATATAAATGTTATAAACCATTCCCCATACGCCGTGAAGCAGGTGTATGACATAGCGAAAGACTCAAGAAAAAACGCATTGAATGAATTTGGATATATTTTTGTGTCGTTACCCGGTATGCCTGCTAATAAAAAGAATGATCTTTTGGTATCGTCTGGTAATGAAGAAGAATTAACTAAATTTATAGAAGATATAAGAATTTTAACATATGAAAAGTTACAAGAAATAGGAAGTATTGTGAACGAACAGTGGAAAAACTCAACAAATATGTATTCGGCTGAAGTCGATATAGACAAAGATAACACTACTTTTAGTCCTTCTGGTGTAGATAGTCATATTGATAAATACAGTATTAACTAATATTAACTAATATTAACTAATATTAACTAGTTAAGACTTGATACGTTTTAAGTATAATAAAAAAAAGTTCATTAACAGAAATGACAGAGGTATTTAATATTAGTTCTAATAAGTTATTACATATATTAAGTAAAACAACCTTGGATATAACAGAAAATATAAATGACACTTGTGTACAAGAACTATTAAAACCATTAGAAGAATTGGGTATTGTCACCGACAAATATAGAATAATAATAGAAAATATGGACGATTTACAGATAAAGAATGTATATATTTATATGTATACGAGATGGAAGAATACGAAAGATGATTTCAACATTGATATAGAAATGATACCTGAATATAATAGCAGTATGCACAGATGGGTTATGTTAAAAAATAATATAGGCGACGACCCTGTGAAATTAATATTTTTTATAAATTCAATACAATTATATTTTTTACCAAGCTTAAATTAAAATATAATTATATAATATAAATGTTAAAAAGGTACAGCAAAAAAAGAATGAAATTAATGAGAAAGACCCGCGGTAGAAAGTTGAGAACCAGAAGATCCACACGGAGATCCACACGGAGAACCAGAAGATCCACACGGAGAACCAGAAGATCCACACGGAGAACCAGAAGATTCACACGGAGAACCAGAAGATCCACACGGAGAACCAGAAGAATGAGAGGTGGTAGTGGATGCAAGGTCAAATCCTCCATGGGTTTAAATAGAGTGGCTATTCAGGATGGGGTTCCCAGATTTCCACTGGCGAGAGGGAATAACAGAAATTTACCAGAGGGCGCTGCTATTGGTAAGAGTACCGTATTTTTAGGGGACGCTAATGTTGCGAGAAATGTTGGGCAACAACTCGGTCAGAGTGTTGCAGTGACTGCAGCACAGATGCCGTTTGATGCTGGAGGAGCTAGTAGAGCCGGAACATTGGGTTCAGGGGTTCAAGGATACGATCCTATGTCCATGGGTAAAATGTTTGGTGGTAGAAAACAGTGCGGTGGCCAGTGTAATAGATGTGGAATGAAGTGTAAATGCACCAAAAAAGGGAAGAAATGTGGATGCAAAGGTAAATGCAGTTGCTAACTAGCGTTTAGAATAAAAATAAATAAAAGTTGATAGTAAAAAATGGACGAAGATTTAATTAAACAAGTGCATACGCAAACCGGTGCCGAGAGAGAAAGAATTATAGAAGCATTAGAAAAACACGGAAACCACGTTGTCAATGCAGCAATGGATATTTTAGGAGCATCCGATGAACAATTAGTAGATGTAGATGCAGAAGCAAATAATAAAAGAAATGAAAATAAAGGAAAAATAGAAGATATTATGAGAGACGTTCCTCCTATGATTGGTCCATTGTCCCCATTATGCAGTTATTGTGGTGTCAGTGGAAAATTACAGAAATGTAGTAGATGTAAAATAAATTTATATTGTAGTAGAACTTGTCAAACAATTCAGTGGGAGGAACATAAGAAATATTGTTTAAAAATATAATATACTTAAAATTATATACCTCTCTTTTTAAAAATGTCTTTTCGTGACAAAGAAAAACGAAGAGGTCCTATAGATAAACGAACAACCATAGATGCAGTTCATAATAATAAAATAAAAGAATTTATGAATGAAGAGAATAGTGTTAATAAATTAATAAAAGAACAGCGAAAAATGGAGAAGGAATATCAACAATTAGATCTGAAAATGATGATAGAATTATCAGATGAACAATTAAGAAGAAAATTACGATTAAAAGATGATATTATTAGTCATAAAAAAAAGATAGAAAAATTACAAAATAGAACAGATAGAACTAATTATTATTTACAGGCAGGTGATTTAGTGAATCAATATTATAGTAATAAAGATGAGAAGCAATATATAGAAGAAAATACCGATAATTCTATTATATCGTTATTTAAGAAAAATACACCACAAGATGAGAGACCACCAGACAAAGTATTGGATAAGAAATCAATGAGTGTTATTAATAAATATATGGGAATAATGGATGATGAATTTTTATGCAGTGAAAAGGAAGATCGGGTTGAAATATGTAAAAAATGTAACTTAAATATGTATTTGATACCGGTAGAAAGTGTATTAATATGTAAACAATGTGGTGAAACTGAAGATATTATTATTAATTCGGATAAACCGAGTTATAAAGATCCACCAAGGGAAGTTAGTTATTTTGCTTATAAACGGATAAATCATTTTAATGAATGGTTGGCACAATTTCAAGCAAAAGAATCAACAGAAATACCACCAGAAGTGTATACAAAGATAGTGGATGAATTAAATAGACAAAAAATTTATGATTATTCGAAAAATCTATATCCTGAAAAAATCAGGGAAATATTAAAGAAATTAAGGTATAATAAATATTATGAACATGTTCCACATATTATCAATCATTTAAATGGTGTTCCCGCTCCCTCTATGAACCGAATGGTGGAAGAAAAATTAAGGACCATGTTTAAAGAAATTCAAACGCCATTCGTTAAGTATTGTCCTTCGAATCGTAAAAACTTCTTATCTTATTCCTATGTATTACATAAATTTTGTGAATTGTTATCATTAGATGAATATCTAATATGTTTCCCTCTATTAAAAAGTAGAGAAAAATTACAACAGCAGGATAATATATGGGAAAAAATATGTCGGGATTTACAGTGGGAATATATTGCATCTACTTAGAAATCATAGTTTAATGAATGACTATTGTATGCTTCTATTTTATCCTCTTTCTTTGTTATTATTCGTGTTACGAATATTATACCTAGTGACACTAATATTAATTCTAATAGGATACACAGTATATCCATTTTAATATAAGCAGATATTATTATATCTGCATATTATATTCTGCGTTAAACTATTTAAAAAAAAAATACTAAGAATGATTATAAATGAGTGACAAGATTGATTTTTTAAATGCTGATACCACTATTCCAGGACAGAACTACTGCTGTTTATCTTTTGTTTCCCCGGAGAAAGTATTAAAGGATAAGAGTATCTTTATAATGACAGAATTCTTAAAAGATTACTGTGATAAAGAAAAACTAACGTATAATGACGTTAATGAGAAATACAAAGACTTTATCTATTCAAATGGTGATAAGATGCAGAGGGAATTTGATGATAAGAATGAATTTAAAACCAGTGTTAGAGGATTAAAAGTTAGAGGTGTTTACGACAGTAGGGGTGAAGCAGAAAACCGCGCTAAAATTCTGCACAGAATGGATCAGGATCATCACGTATTTGTGGGGTCGGTGGGTCAGTGGTTACCGTGGGACCCGGAAGCTGATGGCATTGAGGGTCAGGAATACGTTGATGAGGGATTAAACAACTTGATGGGGGAATACAAGAAGAATCAGATGGACAAGGATCAATTCTTTGAAGAGAGAAAGAAAGAAAAAATGGAGGACCAGATGAAAGCAGTGGAAGAATCTAAAAAGAAACACGCTGCCAACAGAATTGAAGAGATAAAAGACCAGGATGAAAGTAAAAAACCGGAGGCATACAAGAGTTTAAACGCTAGTCAAACTATGGACGTTGATACCGCTGTAGATGAAGTGTCAGATGAAGTTAAAGGTGATGAGAAAGTGGAACAATCTGTAGAACAGACTATTAGTGGGTTAGAAAGCGATGATCCGTGGTTACAACGGAAAAAAGACGAAGAAAAAAATAATGGTAAATAATAAATGAATTTTATAGCTAATTCTTTATTCTCAGTTGGGGCGTGTTTAATAATTATAGGTTCCATGGATACAGAACCAAAAGAAAAACCACCCGTAATAAAATATATACCCGTAACCAAGTCATTTAATGATAGTCAGGTTGGGTTGAGTATGACTAGTTTAACAGAGGAATTTAAAGATATGTTTGATAATAGACAATATGATGAATCTGAATCGCATAATTTAAGGGGTAAATTTACTTAATATCACTTACATATTCTGTAGAAAAGGGAATATCCAGAAGATACGGAATGTCTAGTTATTTTTGCTAAATCGCCCGGAGCAAATCCAAGTATTTCAGCAACTGCATCATGTTTTTGAATTATTGGAAATTGTGATTTTAATTCAGCGTGATATTGATCTAATATTTCCTTAATAACTTTTTCGTTTGTTATTTTTTCGTGCTTTGGAACAAAATCATGTTCTAAAATATTAATACACAATGCATTAATGTGAAATATTTGAATATTGTGTAGGTGTCTCAATGAATATTCTTTATCAGGTTTATTTATTATTTCTTTGGTTAAATCAGAGTAGTCATCTGGATTACTAAAATTAGTGTTTTTACTATTCATATTTATAGAATCAATCCAATTAATATAAGTATCACGCGCGGTTGAAGTACCGGTTGGTAAAATGATTATAACATTATCTTCTTTATTATTATGTTCGTATATGTCTCCAATCAGATTTTCAATCTTCATCCGTGAAATATTAGTTGAATTACCACCTCCATCTGGAAAATTAAAATAACTAACATGCGTTTTCCATTTTGGAAAGGTTTTGTGGGGAATTATGAAATTACATAATTGTGCATTGTATTTTTTTTGCGGATCACCAGTGAGTTCGCTGCTCGACTCCAACATCTTTCTGATTTCATCATCAGAATACATAGGCATACCTGAAGTATCGTGGTTTCTTATGTCCATAATTGTTCGGAGCACTTCCCGTGTTTTGTTTATTTTAACAATATCATTCATATGTAATTATACCTTATTTTAATTTTATATATTTTGTTTCAATTTTATTTTTCTACCGCCCGATCTTCTCTTGTTGTTAATTCTTTACCATCTTCGGCGTTAATATCAAATTCGACCCCGTCATCTTCATCTTGATCCATTAAAAAGTCATTACGAACTTGTGGTATCAACTTATGTAATATTTTATCATCATCATTCTGTTCCAATACTAATCTGGATGAAATAGACATTCCCTGTAATTCCTGTAAAAATAATTTCATACTATAGGGCAATGCCACAGTATTTATATTTGAAGTATCTGACTCATATAAGTTTTTATTGATAATATACCCATTTCTATTATTAAAAAAGGTTTGATAGTCATCACTTCTTTTCATGGTTGTTTCCTGTAAAAATCCAGCTGCGCCATGTGAAAGTATAGCATCCCTTTCCATCTCACCAATTCTTAACCCCCCTTTATTTGCTCTACCACTTGCGGCCTGTCTAGTGAAATAATCCTTGGGTCCGGTTGATCTACTTTGTATTTTATCGGATACCAATAGTTTTAGTCTTTGATAATAAGTAGGAGCAATAAATATAGATGTATTTATCTGTTCGCCATTAAATCCATTGTATAATATTTCATTACCATATTTTTCATATCCACAGTTTTCCAATGTATCCGTTATATTTTCAACATCCGATTGCTCAAAGGCCGTGGAATTCCCTATATTTCCTAGGTGTACTGCAGTTTTACCTAATACACATTCCAATAATTGATTAATTGTCATACGACTGGGTATGGCGTGAGGGTTCATTATAATATCTGGAACTATCCCATCTTTTGTAAACGGCATATCTGCCGCTGGTAATATAAGGCCTATGGTCCCTTTCTGTCCAGATCTAGCGGCAAATTTATCACCGGTTTCTGGTTTCTTTATTTTCCTGATTCTTACTTTAGCGAGTCTCAATGAATGGTCTTTTTCCACTAATATTATTTTATCCACTGTCCCAGAAGTACCATTATTCACAGTTTTACCGGACATTTCTAATATAACACTACCATTCTCATCAACATTTTCGGTTACATTAAATTTACCGATTAATACATCATCTTCCGTGACTTTCGTATTCAATGGTATTATCCCATTGTCATCCAATTTCGAATAATCCAATTTTGTTCTATTAGAAACGGGTCTTGTCCGTTTCATTATGTCTGGATTACAAAATCTACTTGTCTCATTCTTAAACCCACCTGTTTTTGACGTATCTTCTTCTTCATCCTGGTAAGTTCTATGATATAGTGACTGGAACATACCTCTTTCAACTGATGCTTCATTTAATATAATAGAATCCTCCTGATTGTATCCGGTGTAACTAGCAATTGCTACTATAGCATTTATACCACTGGGTAGATTTCTAGAAAATACATATTTAGAATATTTACTATCAACCAATGGTCTCTGCGGATAATGCAATATGTGTGAAAATGTCTCAAATCTTGATCCGTAATTCGTATTATATATCCCCATAGTCTGTTTCATCTGATGCGAGGCATATACACTCCGTACTGCTGGACTATGTTGCGGAAATGGTACGGTATTAACCACTGCACTAAACATAAAAGAATTATGTATTTCACAATGAGTGTAATCGGTATCTTCTACGTCTTTTGAAGATAAATTTTTATAGTTGGAACATATTATACAATTTTCAGTTTCATTACTATCAATATATTCTATTATACATTTATTCTTCTTCAAATCTTCCATATTTACATCGTCTTTGTAATAGCTGGGATCAGACATTCTACATTTTTTATCTAGGATTTTTCTATTCCCGAATACAAAATCATTCCATTCTTTTCCTTCTACATTATACTCTTTGGTAAATAATTTATTATTGTTTGAATCCAACCTTATTACTGGACGAATCAATCTGCCTTGTTCAGTTGATATATATATTTCATTTTCTCTTTTATCCCAATAAATAGATGTTAAAATATTAATTATGCCATTATATTTGTATAATTTTAAAGTATTATATAACTCCAATGGATTCTTATGATTGCCTAACCACATATTATTCACAAACACCTTCGATAATATATAAGTATCTTCTGGAACTATAAACTCCAATGAAATCATATTTAAATCTTTTAGACATCTTATAATACCACTTGGATTAACCCAGAAAGAGATACTACTACCTATTGTTAAATTATTTACTATACCAACATTACCACCATCAGGTGATTCGGTTGGACAAACAAATCCCCATTGAGAACAATGCAATTTTCTTGGTCCTATCGCTTTGCTTGTTTTATCAAATGGAAATGTTAATCTTCTCATTATAGATACTGTTCCCAAAACCGTGTTTCTATTTATATCTTGAACTATATCATCTCTTGATGATGTCTCTGTACCCCATCTTGAAGTAAATGATTTATTTAAATCGTGTTCAATAATATTGTAATCAAATATATTATTAATATTTCCATCATGAATTAAATCTTTCATATCTGTAAATAATTTCTCATTTTCATAATCAAATTTGAATCTTAAATCTACCTTAATTCTAATATTCTCTATAAACTTCTGAACTAGTTCTCTATACAATTCATTCATCAAAAATCCACTTAATTCTGCCCGTTTATTCTTATAATGATCTCTATCTGTTAATGGAATCATACCTAAACTTGATTTTAATAATTTCTTAACCATATATCCTAAATAATATGTCTTGAATAAATTATAATTTCCATAATTCGATAGAAAATTCTGATTCAATACATGTTTGGCATCTATTATAAATCTCCGAATAACCGATCCGGATACTTTTAATCCAATATATTTCAATGCAGTCTCTTCATTATAAATACTCTGTCCTTTCTTTATACACGGCATTAATGCTTGCATAAGTATTCTTCCTTCTGTTGATAAATGATAAGGGTCTTCATTTAAAATATATTTACATATTTCAGTATCACTCTGAATACCCAATGCTCTAAACAATATAAACAACGGTATTCTTTCAGACAATCCGTATATTCTAACATCTATAGATCCATCTTTTAAAATAGCTATATTAGTTGTTCTAGAGGACTGATACCCCTCTTTTGATACTGATTTTAAATTGGATTCAAAGGTATATTTATCATCTGATGATTTAGTTATATACATCATATTATCTGCTTTTTTCTCTTGACTAATGATTACTTTCTCTTTCCCCTTTATTATGAAATATCCACCCCTGTCATAGGGACACTCCCCTAACTGTCTCAATGTCTTTTTATCTTGATTTTTCAGATAACATAGGTCAGAATGAATCATGATCGGTATCTTACCCATATTTATTCTTTGACGAACTTCGTGGTGAACCACTTCATTATCCTCTTTAATTATAATGGTTACATTTATAAACACATTACAACCATAAGTCGTATTGTAATTTCTAGCCAAATTAGGATACATATAACTCGTAGAATCCTTACTATCCAATACAGGTTTTCCGAATACTATATTTTCTTCTGCAGACATCTCTATATCCCCCTGTGCATCCCTAGTCTCTGCCAGATATATTAATATTTCATGCTTAAATTTACCATCATCTTGTTGTGATTTATATATTTTAATCGGATTGTTTCTAGTTATAATATACTTAATACCGATTTCATCATCGACATCTCCGTATACAAACTGATTATATGAATCTAAATGGTGAGATGTAAGATAATACATATCACGTTCAAAATACTTGTCAATTACTTTCCATGGGTCAAACTCTGTCATTTATTAATGGATAGGTTTTTTATTTTAAATATATTTATTTTTTCTAAAATCCCTTATCAATATTATTGAGAACAAAATCGCAACACCAACCTTATAAGATGTATCCAAATTAGTAAACTGTTCTATTAAATCTGCCTGGTCTGGACCTATAAAGTAGTAACTAAATATTATAAAGCTTATTAATACTAAGTATAACACTATTTTAAACAACATATCAGTTAATAATAGAAGAGAATCACGCCATGGTGTGGGTGAAGCCCATGTTGCTGTGGCATTCCATACATATACATATACTATAACTAATAATAAAACCAATAAAACACGTACACCTTTCATTTATATATATGAAAAGATAAAAATCAACCCACTTGTAAATTTAATATTTCTGGTATAGTAAATAGGGCATTAAATATAATGTTATAGTCATAACAAACAATTGATTATAATTACCTGTATTTTTTAGTAGCATAGCAATAATAGATGCTAAAATCATCATTAAACTATCTCCAGTTATTGCACCCCAACTTACTTCATCAGCATATTTTTTCATAAAATCCATAATTTTATTAGTATTTGGTGGGAATGGTCTTACAACAAAAAAGTAATAAAGTATATCATGTATTATTTGAACTGCTAATAGTATTCCAACAAATATTAATGGATTCCATTTTTGTCCAACAAATCGTCTGTATAAATACTGCGTTATAAAAAATCCGATCATAATAATTGCTACATCAGATATTACAGCAGACCAGGTAAAATCAGTATACCATCTGTTTGTCATAATTTTCCATAGTCCTCTATCATATCTAAATAATGTTATAAAGATTAAATCAGTTAATAGAACAGCAATAAATATAGTTAATAAACTTTCTGGTTTACTAATATCTTTAAAATAAGTCATTTATATACTACTTAGATTTTTATGAAAAATAATTTATATAGTATATATAAATGAATTATAAACCTGTTATTATTGCTGTTATTCTTAATATAGTATTACCTTTTGTGGCAGCACCATTTGCTACACCAGAAGAAATAAAACCACCGAATGGTGCTAGTAATCTATCATTCAAAAGTAAAATAATGCATATGTTAGTTCACCATAAACAAGTTCCTGTTGCCAGCTCTTTTATTATCGCAGCTATAGTATTAATTTCTATTTCAGAATAAATCAATTCAGTATTAATAATATATTTTTATTATATAAATGAAAGTAGAAACATTTATATTACTTAATTTTCTTGTAGGCACTATTTCAGATATAATACTAAATGACTTATCAAGATCAAGTATTAATAATAAAATTATTAAATCACTTGAACCATATTTTCTAACTAATTCTATTATTGAAGCGGGGGTATACGCCGGTATAACTGTTGTAGCTGTTATTATACCAGTTATATATTTAACCAAATACTTATTTAATTATAAAGTTCCAACAACAAATAAACAAATATTATATACAGTTATAGTATCATTTGTATTAGGTTATATAGCAGATATTTTAATAGATAAACTGCAAATCTTTGGTTCTCTATTGGATAACTATTATAATATCGCAGGTGTAGGATTATGGGGTGGTATAGCGATTTCTTTTTCTGCTTTAATAAGTTATATACTCCAAAAATATCTAGTGCCTATATTATAAATGGACGCAACACAATTTAATACTATTCTATCTAGACTAGATAAAATAGATAAAGAAATTCTTGAATTAAAAACAAGTATCAATAAAGATATAAAAGGCAATTGTGATAAAATGGGTAGTCATATAGATTTTATTGAAAAAGTATATGATACAGTAAAAACACCAATGTATTATGTTTGCGATAAAATAAGTGGAACCAAGCAAATAATAGAAGAAGAAAGGCGTCAACTAGAATAAAATATTTGGGCTACAAGTAATAAAGCACCTATGGTTGTTAAATTAGATATAAAAGGATAATACTGTGCTCCTACCGGTGGAAAATGGTATATTAATGTTGCTAATACAGTATAAACTACAAGGGATAAACTAGATATTATACCCCATTTCTTATTTTTTGTTATATTAGTTCCAGAATAAACTAGAACTATTGGGGCAACTATTTCCCAAATAGCCGCCAAAACAATTACTAATTTATAAGCGTCTATATTTATAAATTCTATTCCAAAATTAACCATTCTTTTTTGTAATCCAACAGATGTTTCAGTAATTGACATTAACTTATAAAAACCCGACGCAAAAAACATGTATACTATTACAGTAAATATAATTGGGAGATTGTTCATTTATATAAATGAAAAGATATAAAATAATATTATTTTTGAATTACTATTTACTTGTAAATCCCCACGGATCCCATGGTTTTAACATTACCGGTTCTGTATTCATTACATCCAATATCTTCTGACTGCAATATTTCTTATCAATAATAACTTCATACACATGTTCCTTAAACCAATCGGAAGACATTACCATATTAGATGTCTTCTTGGCACTCGCTTCATCTCCCCAAGAATTCTCAACTAACCATTTATTTATATTATTACCACTTTGAACATTGTATCCCTTGAGAACCATAGCATGATTGGGTGAATTAATATATGAAAAAAGTTTTTCACCTTTGCTTATGTCTAAATCAACCCCCAATAAATTCTGGTAATTCACCGATCTTGTATCCAGTAATCCCAATCGTTCATTGATATTCTTGTCTATATCTGCAGCAAACCATAACGCCTCCCCGTCATCTATTGATTCTGTTGCCAAAGTCATCATTTCGTCTATTGGTACGTTGATAAAACTTAAATGATTATCATTATCCATATTATTTAACATATCTATCTTGAATTTAGTATAATAAGGTCTATCTTTACAAGGACAATTGCCTATAACTATTTTTTCATTACAATTGTATTTTATATATTCTTTATAAAATACTACTGGTGAAATATCATTTACTACCCCGTAATTCTTATCATTATTCAATGACGACATCGTTTTCTTAAATTTCTTAAACTTTTTAACTGACTTTTTACCTTTACCTTTGCCACCACCTTTACGAATAGTTTTCCTGTTATTTTTATTCCCACCTTTCTTACCTTTCTTACCTTTCTTACCTTTCTTACCTTTCTTTTTAGGGATACGGTTATCAGTTAAATATAATTGATAAAAGGACCAATCTACCTTATCTGGCGGGGTTCCTATAAAT